TTTGACATACCTGAAGCCATTACTGCGGGCAGTAACCTGATAGGCAAAATAATTGACAAGATTGCCCCCGATGCCGATGAGGCGATGAAAGAAAAAATGGCCCTTGCCATGCAAGAGCTTCAAGGGCAAAACGCCCAAATACTGGCCCAACTGCAAGTGGACAACACGGAGGCTTCCAACCCGCACTGGTTTGTTGCCGGATGGCGGCCTTTTATCGGTTGGGTGGGGGGTTTGGGTATTGCCTACCAAGTGCTGCTGTCCCCTTTATTTAACGGGGTGTTGCTGATGCTGGGCAAATCGGGCGCATTTCCGGTGGTTGACACCAACCTGCTCCAAACTATTGTTGGCGGTATGCTTGGGTTGGGTTTGGCGAGGTCATTTGAAAAAGTTAAAGGCGTGGCCAGTACGGGGGTTTCAAAATGAATTGGCCTGAGCTGAAATTCCCGCCGATAAACCTTTGGAGCTATCCCCAAACACAAAAAACAAAAAAGGTGGTGTCATGCGCATAGGTATCAATTGGGAAGAAAAATCAACACGTTACGGGGCATTAACCCTGTATGGGGCTGTGGCGGCCCTGATTTTTTATTGGAATGGCAAAGACCCCATGCCTGTCATGGTGGTGACTTCCTCGCTCGCCGGAAGTTTAGGGCTGCTTGTTAAGGATTGATGATGGATATTTCGAGTAATGTGGTGGAAATCATAGCGCAGTTTGAAGGGTACAGGCCCACACCTTATCTGGACATAAACAACGTCCCGACTATCGGGTACGGCACGACTTATTACCCGGACGGGCGCAAAGTGACCATGACTGACAAAACTGTCACCAAAGGGCAAGCAAAAGACTTGTTGCTGACCACTTTGGCGCACTACAAGGATGTGGTGCTGAAAGCCGTTGATGCCCCCATAACCCAGAACCAGCTTGATGCTTGCGTAAGCCTATGCTACAACATCGGTGAAGGCAGTTTTAAAAAGTCCACATTGGTCAAGCTGTTTAATTTGGGCAGGCCAAAAACCGAAGTTGCCGCTGAATTTATGCATTGGAATCATGATAACGGTATTGTTGTCAATGGTTTGACCCTGCGCAGGAATGCCGAACGGACGTTGTTCTTAACACCCTAAAGGGGATGTGCTTTGTTAAAGAAGATACAGTTTAACGCGGGGATAAACCTAGAAAACACACGGTACACAACCGAGGGTGGTTTTTATGCCTGCAATAATGTCCGGTTTAGGCAGGGGTTTCCTGAAAAAATTGGGGGCTGGGCTAACATATCTTCAACCTACGCCACTTATAACGGCATAGCTTACAGCTTATGGGCTTGGCAGACTTTATCTGCCCAAACGCTTTTGTCCGCAGGCACTAATTCAAACTATTACATCAACTACAACGCCTCGGTAGACCTTACCCAAAATGCGTGGGTGCTGTGTGACGTGACCCCCAACCGCACAGCAACAACCTTAACTGCCACGCCTTTTACAGCCACCGTGGGGTCTAACCTATTAACTGTAAATGCGCCTTTCCACGGGGCTATTTCAGGGGATACTGTGGTGTTTAACGGGGCGGCTTCCCTAGGGGGGGCAATAACCGCCGCCGTGCTGAACAATACCCCCTATACGATAAACTATGTTTCTGGAAGTGCATACACCATAAATACAAGTGTCAATGCGACCAGTTCTGACACGGGGTATGGCGGGGCGGCGGTTATCGCCATATACAAAATATCGAGTTCCCCGTTGACGCGGGTGACAACCCAAGGGTGGAGTTCTGGGGGGTGGAGTTCCGGCAGTTGGAATCATTCGCCTAATTACACAAACTACCCGCAGCATTTATGGTCGCAAGGTAATTTTGGGCAAGACCTTGTGTTTGCATACAGGGGCAGCCCGATGTACTACTGGTCAGCCGATGTGGGTTTGCAACCGCCCAGTTCGTCAGGGTTGACGGGGGCTACGGTCACTATATCAAACGCCTCACCTGCTGTAGTGGCTGTTGCGGCAGGCACATTGTCCACAGGGACGGTAGGGTTAGGTGACGCATTTTACTTCACCACCACCGGTGTGTTACCTGCCCCGTTAAGCCAAGGGACTATATATTATGCCGTAAACGTGTCCGGAAGCACGTTCAACCTGTCCGCAAGCCCTACAGGAACACCCTTGGTGGCAACCACAACGGCGGGGTCTGGTGTCCACAGCCTATCAGCGGCGGCAATACCCATGCAAAGCAAGTATGGGGCGGACGGGTATTGCCCGACAACCGTAAATTATGTGCTTGTGTCTGACATATATCGGTTTGTTTTTGCTTTTGGCGTAAATTATTTGTCAGGGGGCGTATGGCAAGCCCAAGACCCCCTGCTTATAGCATGGTCTGACCAAGAAAACGCCGCCGTGTGGCAACCTACAACGGCCAACCAAGCGGGCAATCTCAGGTTATCAAGGGGTGCGCAAATAATTTGTGCTTGCCAAGCCCGCCAAGAATTGTTGGTGTTCACTGATGCGGCTTTATATGCCATGCAGTATATAGGTTCACCTTATGTTTGGAATGCACAACTGTTAAACCCCAATATATCCATCATCAGCCAAAATGCGGTGGTTTCAGCCGCAGGGGTTGTGTATTGGATGGGGCGCAATAAGTTTTATAAATACGATGGGGTTGCCCAAACGCTTCCATGTGACTTGAAGCGTTCAATATTCACTAACATAAACAGTGCGGAACGCCCGCAGATAATAGCCGGGACTAACGAAGGCTTTAATGAGGTGTGGTGGTTTTACCCGTCAGCATCAAGCACTTTCAATGACACTTATGCCGTATATAACTACGATGCCCAAATATGGTATAACGGCACGATGCCTAGGTCGGCATGGATAAACACGGGTGTGCTGCCTTACCCCGTTGCCGCAATATACAGCCCGGACACCACCACCAGCACCTTGGTGTACCATGAGAACGGGGTGGACGACAATTCAACTGCCACACCTGCGGCTATTGCCGCTTTTATAGAATCTTCGGAAGTGGGCATTGTGGATGGCCACCAGTTTGCCTTCATCCGCCGCATTATGCCCGACATAACATTTACAGGGTCAACAAGCGGAACTTCCCCCGTAGTGACTATGAGCATCAGTGCCATGAACAATTCGGGGTCAGGGTATTCGGCGGCAGTGCCGGGCAGTCCGAACTATGCAGCGGTCAATCTAAACACACAAGCCACGATAATCAACCCCGAGGTGTTTACCGGGCAAGCATTTGTCCGGTTGCGGGGCAGGCAGTTTGTGTTTAGGGTTGAATCCGACCAGATAGGGACGGCATGGCAGTTGGGGACACCTAGGATAGACTGGCAGCCTGATGGGCGCAGGAGTGTGACATGACCGTACAACAAGCCCCCAAAGCCCCCACCCTACCTTTGCCGCCAGCAGAATACAGCCAGCAGGGCAGCAACGCCTTGGTTAATAGTCTGCGCATGTACTTCAACCAACTAGACGCTTTTAATTCCACCCTTGCCGGCACAAACACAGGCAATGAAACAGCAGCCAGTATTGGTGCTATTGTTGATGCAGCGACAAAATCCGCGCTGTTACCTGCTGATTTGCTGGCGATTGTGGACAGCGCGGCAAACAATATCTTGAGCAGTGTCAGTTATGCCAATTTACAAGGGCAGATTGTAAGCTATGGCTCGGCATGGCAAAAGAGCCAGTCACTCAACCCGCCGTCGGGCGCAACTACAGCAACTGTACTACAGGCGGAATTAGCTGCTTGTAGTGCTGCAAAAACCACGCTGCTGCTGTCACCTGGCACTTATAATTTACCGGATTGGCCAAGTTCTGGATTATCTTTGTCTTTTTTCAGCCTACTCGGCACATCAGAAAATGCGGTAAACATTATTGGCCCTGGAAACAATAATTCTGGATGTGTGTTTATTACACCAACAGATCAATCCATAGTTGAAATGTCGGGAGTGTCAGTCAGCAGATTTAACCACCTATTCCAAAATTACTTTGGTGTTTTATCTTATACAATTAAACGATGCAAATTCTCAAGTTTAAGGGGGTTTGTCATTTATGCAATGGATATTAGTAATGGCTGGAGTTCATCCGTAGGCCGTATTGATTATGTTGATAATCAACATCTAAATACGTGTGGTATTAATATTCGATCACAAGTGGGCGCAGCACAGGTAATCAGCAATTATTTTAAAAATGTCGGCAGGGATGAAACTGTTTACACTACTATTTCAGATCACAATACTTATGCGATTTGTATTGGGGACAGCAACCAATATCCAGCGGCACAACCACAAACGTTAAATGTGCAGGTAATTGGTAATATTGTCGATGGGCTTATCAGTAGCACATCTAACGATGCCTATTCATCGAATGCCATTGAGGTTGTCGCTACTCGGGCTAATGTTGATAAAAACATTGTATTTAGTGTTGTATCAGCCAATACTATTGAAAATGCTTCAGGAATATACACTGAGATACTGTACGGCACTATACAGGGTAATATACTTGTAAATGCTTGCACACAGCCTTGCCCATTAGCCATTAAAGGAAAATCAAGTGACCTTGAAAATGCGGGTGGCGCATTGGCTAGGTATCTGGACGTATCCGGTAATATCATTATCAGCACAAAAACTTCAGATATAACAGCAGCGGCCATTGATGTATTTGGTAGTTCGGCATATATTGACATACATGACAACCAGATTGCTGGGTTTGGAGTTAATGGTGTTTTAGTGCAAGGAAGTCCAAATAAAGTCCATACCCGCAACAACAAGTTTTATTCTGTTGGTGGAGGAAGTTATAACGGTCAACAAGGCAGTCCAGTCCAATATTCATGTGGTGACATTACTGAATGTGATGTGACTGGCAATGAAGTATTTGAACAAATAATGCCAAACAATACATCTGTTACGGCAGTCGGAGTAATGTTAAAGGCCATTAGGGGGCAGTTTAATGGAATCCAGCTAGTATCTGGTGGAAGTGGGTACGTTGTGCACTTAGGTTTGGATGCAAATGGCAACTACTGGAATACATTTGCTTCAGGTGGCTCTACAACACAACCTGCCAGCAGTTCAAATGGCTATGCGTTTGTTAATTTGACAGGCACAGCCTACAGTG